AAGAGCGCCACCGCCGCCGCCTGCTCCTCCACCAGTGCCAGCAGTAGCTCCGTCTCCACCCTCTTGTCCTACAGCGCCGCCTACTACAGGAGATGCAGAGTCTCCACCACCTGCACCACCGCCGCCATTGGAGCCACCACCTGCACCACCGCCGCCTGCTATGTAAGCTCCATTACTGTTGACTAAAGTAACACCTGATGCAGATACATTAATAGCAGAACCGCCATCTCCACCTAGTCCACCGCTGCCGCCGCCTCCTTGGCTTCCGCCTTTCCCTATAATGTAACCATTGTTTGTAACAGTACAGTTTGCTACGTTTATCAGTAGACCAGGATTTGCTGTATCATCTGACCAGACATACACACCTGATGCTATGGTAGCCAACAAAGGGGCCGATCCATCCCAACCTGCAGCAGTAGCAAGTGTGCTAAGATTAGCTTCTTGAGTGTTAGATGATATTGTAAAGGAAAACTCACCTACTGTGCCGTAGAAATTACTAAGAGAGATAGAACCGCTTGTAGGGACACCTGTATTGTTAGTCGTAGTGTAGGCACCACCACGATAATACTCAGACATGCTTATGGGATTAGCGCCCCCAAACTCAGTCTGTACCTGATATAAGGTAATTAATCCTGATGATTGTAAAGCCATTAAATTGTTCCAAAAGCTGTTACGTTGCCTGTTACTGTGAGGTTACCAGATGAGTCTAACTTCATTTTGTTAACACCACCATAAGATATTATAAGGTGGTTAGACCCGTCTACCTCAAACTTCCAGTCAGATGCACCTGCAGTCATAAGAATGTCATTACCTGCTATGAGATCATTATTAGCGGTAATATCTGCTTCAGCATATATGTCGTTATCTGTAGGGGTTCCTCCTGTAGATCCTACATACAAACCATTAGCGACACGTACACCCTCGGCACTCATCCGCATTTCTGTTGCAGAACCATATCGAAAATCTATATAGCTACTTTGATCAAAGTTTATAGAACCTCTTATAGCGCCACTTTCAATGAATTTTACAGAACCACTAGCAGAGTCTAAATTGATAGAAGAGCCAGCATCAAGCGTAAGAGTTGCCGCATCAGAGATTGTACTGCTGTTAATGGTAATATCATCTACAGTAAGAGTAGTAAGTGTGCCAAGAGATGTGATATTAGGTTGTGCTGCTGTTTGTATAGTACCAGTCACATCACCAGTTAAATTACCCGTTACATTACCAGTTAAATCACCCCCAACATCACCTGTAACATCGCCTGTAAAGTTACCTTCAAAAACACCTGCTACAATAACTTCCGAACCTACTGTCCACTTATCAACAGACTCATCCCAAACAAGTGTTTTATTCTGCCCAGTACCACGCTCAACTTCGATACCTGCGTTCTGTGATGGTGTGCCAGCCTCATTACTGTTGAGTGTGATAATATTATCAGCTAAGTTAATTGTCTCAGTATTAACTGTGGTAGTTGTACCTGATACAGTAAGGTCACCTGATACAGTAAGGTCATTAAATGTTACATCTGATGTAGTAGCTAACGCTTGATTTGTATCAGATAGATCTGTTGCTGCAATAGTGATGTCAGAAGTACCATTAAAACTTTGTCCTGCAATAGATCTAGAAGCTTGTAGGGCTGTTGCTGTAACTGCATTACCTGTTACATCGCCAGTAACAGCACCAGTTACATCACCAGTTAAATTTCCAGTTACGTTACCAGTTACGTTACCAGTTAAATCTCCAGTCACATCACCCGTTAAGTCGCCCGTTACATCGCCAGTAACAGCACCAGTTACATTACCAGTTACGTTACCAGTTAAATTTCCAGTTACGTCACCAGTAACACCACCTGTTACATCGCCTGTCACGTTTCCTGTTATATCACCCGTAACCCCACCCGTAGCAGTAAGTACACCCGTGACACCTAGAGTACCACCTACTGTAGCATTCTCTGATACAGTTAAGGCATCTGTGTCTACAGTACCATCAAACCAAGCATTCTTATATTGTACAGCGGCTGTACCTAAGTCCAGAGTGTTAGTAGTCTTAGGCGTAAGAGCAGTACCTGAAACAATAAGGTCTTGCGCTGGGCCTACCTTAGTGATGGGCGAACCTCCACCCGCAGTACCATCGTGAGGATGTCCTGTAGATGCGTTAAATGCTGCAGAAAGTGCATTATATTCTGCATTTAAGTCATCAGCATCAATGACGTTGTTGTTAACAATATTATTTGTAGATTGACGTGTATAACCTGCCATGTTTTAGTCCTTACTGTCTATCGTTTTGTCTGAACTCTAGCAGGGCTGTGTCTAGAGTGAATGTAGGGTTAGTAGAAAGATCTTCTACACGTAATGCTATAGTCTTGCCTGAGCCGATTAGGTTTGTGTTGTATACAACGTCAAGCTCACCACCATAGGTTGCTGTACCATAAATAGCAGATGAGGAACCATACAAGAATACAGCAGTACCTGTACTGTCTATGCTTTGTGAATTTGGTTGGATAACACCTGTGTTTGTAGTAGTATCAAAGTCGTATTTTATGTTTAAGGTTAGGCTCATAGGTCCAGTAGGTTCAGCATATAATGTCATCTTATAGAAGGACTTACGTACCTGTGGATCAGAGAGTGGCATGAAAGGCGATTCATATAAAGCATCAATATTAGAACCGTCAAAGCTTGAACCCGTATCCATAATATAGACGTAGCCATCATTATTAGCAAATGAGATAGTTTCAGATGTGCCTGAGTAACGACTGTCAGCTATATAGACCTTGATGCCAAACGTAGTAGACCAGCTGATGCCTGAAGCGCCTTGAGATACAAACTTGGTAGCTATCAAACCTTTAGCAACTGAATCCTGTTCAGACTCAATGTATGAAAAGATTCGGTACTGAGCCTTCTCACGTAGAAGAACAGCTGAAAAGTTAGATGTGCTGCCAAGGAACGTACTAGCATCCTTAGCAATAGGATCAGATGCAATGTCCAAACCAAAGTCACCAATACGATCCGTAGCACTTAGCAAGCGAATACCATCTGGTGCAAGGTACATGATGTCACCACCAACCTCTTGGATAGTATCTCCATTGATGCAGCCCATACGGTCTGTAATAGGGGCCACATTCCAATCTGCTGCTGTAGAACCTGTTAAACGCTTAATACTGTCAGTAGTAAAGATGATGAGCTGATCTCGGAAGACAGCTAAGCCTGTTATATCAGCGTCAACAACAATAGACCCAGCAAGGTCTCCAGGGGCAAAATTATCAGCAGTTTGAGGTGCTGCGTGAAATAAAATGTTACCCTTGGAATAGAACGCTGCGTGTTTAAAAAAGGCTACATGCTCTGCAGCTAGTACATCTGTAGAGCTGGTTATAGCTGTAATAGAGTTACCAGATGTGTTGTAAATAGCAGGGTAGTTAACACCATCAACAAAGATAACCTTATCATTACCATCTAGGTTATACATAGCACTACGAGTTTTACCACCCAGTAAGGGTCTAGCGCCCATAGATGTCCATGTAGTACCTGTACCGTAGTAGTACTCTGTTACGTTAGAAGCGTTCTTCCTAGCTACTATAATACGTCCAGAGCTAATAACCCTTAAGGCTAGAATAGGGCCAGTACCAGGAACAGTTGTATCACTAAACTTTTCGTAACCCTTGATCTTAGCATAGCCACCTTCTCTAGATGCCTCAAAGTTCTGCAGAACAGTAGCAGAACCAACAGCATTAGTACCCTGCTGTAAAGGGCTGAGATTAGAGATGAGACCACCTTTAAACTCAATAGGGAATGTCTGCCATTGTGTAGCCATTAGAAATGCACTCGTGTGTCTCGCAGGTATTCAGTACGATTAATGTGTAAGCTACGGAGTTGTTTAATGCCTTGCTCAAACTTCTGTAGTGATAATTGCGCAGCCTGTGTGTCACCACGGAACTGATAAACATAGTACATAGCACCATCTACAATTGTATAGCGATACTGTTCAGGTAGAGTAGGTACGTCTGTAGAAGACTCTAGATCATAACCTGTACGAAAGTATTCATATATTACTTCATACTCTTTATCAGGTGGAGGTGAGAAGATAAGCTCTCGGCTAGGTGTACGTACTACATACTTAGGTACTGTACGTGTACTTGATTCAGAGTTATACTCATAATCAGCAAACTTGTCAAGCCATTCTTCGTATGTAAGAACTTTTAGTTTAACTGTTTCTACGTTAAGGTCTGCGTCACGCTTGATACGGAAGGTGTTCATGTTGATGGTTTTGCTATCGTAAGGCATACTATAACGTACCTCACCTACAGCAAGAACTTCTGTTTCCTCTACATGGTTCCACGGCCACTCAAACTCTTCTTGATTAATGTGACGGATAGCAGAGTTAACAGCATCCTTAGCGAAGCTGTAATACCCTGTAGCAGTAGAGAAATTAGAGGTAGTAAGTTCTACTTCGTTAAGGCGTCGATTAATATCGTTAACTAAGCTTATGTAATCATAGGCCATTCTTATTTCTCCTTAACACGTAGGAAGATACTACGCTCATACTGCAGACCAGAACCTGTAGTAATCTGACATGTAATAGTATATCTAATGTTGTTTGTACCCAAAGAAAACCGTGCAGTAGATACCTTACCAGAAAGTGTACCATTAACGAACTGCAATCCATTGACTACACTAGCGTCACTAACCTGTGTCTTAACACCAGCCGCATCCTTAATGAACCACACAGCTGCAGATAGAGTGTCATCACCAAGAAAGCGAGACCAGTCTACACTATAGTCTACAATCTCATCTTTATCTTTGTCAGGCCATTTGTATGACATAATTATTCCTTACGCTGCAATATAGACGGTATTGCTACCTTGTTGTTTTTCAATGTAAACTGTTCTGTCCTGCTCAGTCACATGTACTTCTTTGCTACCTTGATAGGGCACAATATAAAGAGTATTGGCTCTGTTGTAATCATCTGCGTAGTCTTGATAAGGGAACTTTACAGCAGTAGAGTCTGCTAGGTTGTTGTACAGGTTAGCTAATGTACCAGAGAACGTAGCAGTAGCTTTCCCCGTACCCTCTAACTTTGGGTCAGTTGTAGAAACACTAAACAGAGCAGAAGTACTACCTGTAGTTATATTAGATTTAGCTGAGAAGTCAACGTCTTTGACACTAGATACACCTACAGCAGGTGGTATAAACGCTGTAGCTTGTGCATCCTCATCTGCAAAGTTACCAATGTAAATAGTAAGGAAAGCAGTAGCACTAGAAGGGGTTACATTAGCCCCACCTGTTACATCAGCAAAGTCATTTACTGCAGTACTGCTGCTAGTACCTACTGTAGTAATATTTGCTTGTGCATCTACATCACCAAAGTCA